TATAGGTACGCAGTACCTCGAATCTACTTAGAAATTGTCAAATGATAGCAATCATTATGAATGAAACTACCGTGGGAGCCACATGGACAGCACAGAATATGATAAAATCGTTGACAAAATACTGCAATTTAGGGGTAAAATCCCACAATATGGCATGGTAAACAATGGAAATGCCAAAAAAAGGATAAAACATCTACTAATGAAGGTTGACGACCTAATATTTGAGATAGACCTTTTCGCACATTATGACGCACAGGGGTGGATTAAGTGAAAGAATTAGAAAAAGCCAATGCCTGGTGTCCACATTGTGACAGTAAACTTCGAATCGAAGTAACTCAACCTTATCGAGATGACACTTATAGAGTTGAATACAAATGCCAGGCATACACTAGTTGTGAAGAATGGGGCATTGTTATGTTGATGGAGGTAAAAAAATGAGTCGACCAAGAAGTGCAGACCCTGGTGTTCCAATAACGATATCAATACCTAACAGTTTGAAGATGCGCCTGGACAAAGAATTATCTTGGAAGCAATCAAGGTCTAAGTGGGTAACTAAAGCAATCGAGGCCAAGTTCTTAGATATGGACGCCTTTAGTGTGGGTGATTTGTCTAACGGGCAAATATTAATGGTCGTACACGCACGCATCTGTGGCTGTATGGCCGTAGAATCATGTGGTCATTGGAGTATGCTTACAAAAGTGTTGCCAATTGAGGAAACTGTAGCAGGACAATAAGGTACAATAGACGCTCACACCAAACAATTCGCTCATTTTGTTGTTTGTCAATCGGTGCTATTGCTTCAAGTCCTTGAGACATTTCTTTATCTCCCTTAACTCTTTAATTATCTTGCGTAACTCAGATACAACAGGCGACACCTGGAATCACTCCATGTTACCGGCGTTCTGTGCTTTTTCATTTAGGATAAGCAAGATTTCTTCATTGTCATTAACAGTGTATTCATCTAACTCAATGTAATATGACATTTTGCTAGCTGTTGGCCCTGTGTTTTCAGAAGCTACCATAATGCTTAGCGATTCTGTAATCATAGCGTCGCCTTTTACAACATAATTAGTTTGATATGGCAATAACGCATTGTCGCCATTAGTGTCATACATACCAACAACACCAACGGTTCTATTATCTGATGCCAGGTGTCCAGTTGTAGACCTGCCTGAAGCATGGATCATTTGTGCATCTGTCATCCGACGCAAGTCCCTACTGCTGTAAGTTTGTATAGCGTAAGGGGTTGCTCGAACTGTGTTGGTGTCAAAACCAATATCAGGAAAGTATGATGCAAAGGTTACTTTGTATGCGTAACCCTTTCTTTCATCGGTTAGAATGTTTTTAAAATACGCATCAGTCCTAGTCGGGTCATTTCCAATAAATGCATCAGCATCATTGACGCTAGCAACGCCACTCAAATACACTCTTCGACCTGTACGCTTCATTCTTTCACCGCCTTATGTGCTGCTTTTACTGCCTTTCTAAATCCACCTTTTCTCCAGGTGCCGTTCTTATTTTTGTATGTAGGGGCAATGCGACGAAACGCTGCTTTGTATTTGCGGGAGTATGCTGAAGCTCTTCGTTTTGTTTTCTTTGTTACCTGGTCAACTGCACGGTCTACAATTGTGCTACCTTCAGATTCTCGCTCACTGTCTATGAGACGGCGTAACGCCATGTACTCATCAACTGTTAGCATCATATTACGGTCCAAGGAAACACCTCAGAATTATTGCTGTGATAGTGCCAATGCCATTGCTGCGGACTGGGTCAAGGTCATAACTTCGCATTCTAAGACTATGTTAAATGTCAGATTGGTGGTTGATGCCCATTCTGTGCCTGCTTGTGCGCCTAGATAGACTTCTTCAACTGCTACCAGGAAACCGTCGCTATAGTGTTGTGGCAGGTGTGAATCACTGTATACCTGGGTAGGTGGGTTGCTAGCTGAATCTGGGTTCCTAGCCCATAACGACCCTTTTGCAATGGTAGTTCTATCGTCCAGGGATACAAGTCCAGCATTGTTTTGAGTTGTGAGCTGCCAAATTGCGAACCCTGCACTGTCTGCGTCCATAAATGGGGCGCCATTTGGTATAGCGCCATCATTTGCTTGACACCATTCTCCTTCTATAGCTCTAATCTTCAAAATTGATTTGCCTAGTGCGTTGACATAACTAGATAGGTCTACACTAGTTTGTACGAATGCACCTGCGTCGTCCGGGGTTACTGTTGCTCTAATAAAAAATGACTCTGTTTTTGCCATGAACCCTATCATGATAGGAACAGTCTATAAATATTATACTGTCACTGTACTTGAACATCTACTACGATGTAGGTCGGTATAGGTACGCAGTACCTCGAATCTACTTAGAAATTGTCAAATGATAGCAATCATTATGAATGAAACTACCGTGGGAGCCACATGGACAGCACAGAATA